ACTCCTTTCCAGTATCAGGAAGCATACAAGAGCCTGCGAACAAACCTTAATTTCATGGCCATGGGTAAGGCTTGCAAAAAGCTTATCTTTACCAGCGCGATCCCGGGTGAAGGAAAGAGCAGTGTTGCGTTAAATTTGGCTGTGTCTCTGGCCGAGACGGGGAGCCGTGTCCTTGTGATCGATTGCGATTTACGCAAGCCGGTTATCCATCGGTATTTGAAAATAGACAATTCTGCCTACAAGGGGATAACCAGTGCTCTTGCGGATGGCTCTTTGGCCGAATCTATCATCAACATGAAGGGCCTCGGCCTGCATGTAATGGTCGCGGATGCGATTCCACCGAACCCGGTAGAATTGCTGGGGTCTCCTCGAATGAAGAACCTGATTGATGAACTCGATAAGCATTATGAATACATCATTTTCGATACACCGCCCGTTTCCGTGGTAACGGATGCAGCGGTTTTAAGTCAATATGCCGACGGTGTTATTTTGGTAGTGCGGCAAAACTATGCGACCTTTGATGAGGTCGGGCTTGCAAAAAAGAATCTCGATGCGGTAAATGCTAATATCCTGGGTGCGGTATTGAACGGGTTTGATACAAAATCGACCGAAAAGAAAAACGGTTACTATTACAGCTACAACTATTCATATGAGAACGCTGACCGATGACGGATTTACATTGCCACATTTTACCTGCAATAGACGATGGTGCTAAAAACGCCAAAGTTTCTATGGAACTATTACGAATGCAGAACGATGCCGGAATCACCGACATTGTGTGTACGCCACATTTTAATCCTGACAGCCAGAATTTAGAGGATTTTATTGATAAAAGATACCGTTCTGCAAGATACCTAGCTGATTATGTATTTCGCTCTGAATTGCCTGTGCGTTTAAAGTTCGGTGCTGAAGTGAGAATTTCGCCAACAATTCTTGATTTGGATTTTCTGCCTTTATGCTTTCAGAAAACGAAAGTAATGCTTCTTGAGATGCCGAGGACGCTTCGACCCCAGTGGGATACAAATGTTATTTATCAGTTGACTCTTGGTGGCGTGATACCGCTGATTGCGCATATTGAGCGATATCCATATGTGCAGAAAAACCCGAATATTGCATTGGATTGGATCGAGGCGGGCGCCTATTTACAAGTAAATGCTGATTCCATTGTGGGAGATACAATGCAACGAAATTTTGTGTATAGGTTGATTAAGCATGGAGTGGTCCATGTGATCGCTTCAGATACGCATTCTCCTGATAAGCGCCCCCCTCAGCTAACGAAAGCAATGCGTTTGATCACAAGAAAGTTTGACAATGCAGTGTGCGGGAAGCTTGAATGCAATGCCCAATCTCTTTTTAACGGGGATGCTCCTGATGTAGAGCAGCCTGTTCCCATCTCAAAATGGTTCTAATGACAGGATGTGTATCTGTTGGGAACCATTTTTTATAATTATTAGATAGATATAATGCTTTTATTTTGTGTAAAAACATTAATTTTTTTGTGAAAAATGGAGTAAATGATTTTATTTCCGGGGAAATGAAGTGAGACAGGCAATGTTTGGAAAGAACGCCGATTTCAATTTCAACCATGAAGCGTGAATGGTGTATGGATTCCCAAGTCCATCCGTTACCGCATGGACTTTCGTGGTCGAGCCTTTCCTGCCCCGCCCGATTTCCTCGTGATATCCCCTTTTTTTTAGCCCCACTGGCGTGTTGGTGAACCTTGATCGTAGAGTTGTCCAGCATTAACGTTGTTTCGTCCACCGAATCCTGCTCAATCAGGGCTGTGAGGATATTTTTCCATACTCCGGCTTTTGTCCATGCACGGAACCGGCTATATACACTTTGTCACGGTCCGAATCGTTCCGGCAGATCCCGCCAGGGAATTCCTGTATTTAGCCAATATAGGATTGCATTGAGCATTTCCCGGTTGCTTTTTCCGAGCCGACCTCCTTGTGGCTTCTTTTCCGGTGGGAACAGGGGTTTGATTCTATTCCATTCTTGTTCGCTTATTTCGTGCCCTTTCATGCTCTCGTCTGTAAGTATTCATGTAGAATGAGAAAACCCGAGCGCGAAGGTTGAAAAGACTTGAAAAGGCTTGAAATGGCTTGAGACTGCGGAAAATCGGCTTTAACGCAGCGTGAAAACGAGTGAATTTGCGTGAAAAGATGAAAACGGAAAACAGGGCCAAAACGCGGGTTTTGCCGGAGTTTGAGCGCCGAGCGGCGCGGATTTGAAAAATGCTTTTAACGGCTTTAAAGAGGCTTTTAAAAGAGCGTACACAAAATGCCTGAAAACCGCATAACCGTGCGGTTTAAAAGCATTTTAAAAGATTTTTGAAAGACGAAAAAAGAACCGTTCCAGAGCCAGGGATTTTCCCCTCTCCGGAGCGGTTCTTTTTGATTTTAATGCGCAAAAAGTTGCGCATTAAATAAACCATTGCGCAATAAGGAAACATGCGGGTTTACAGGCATTTCTTTAATATACAAAATTAGTATAAATTGCGCATTAAAATATGGATTTTAGAACCACTCAGGGTCTAAAATGCCTATCACTTTTCCGTTCACGCGCATGTCCTCTTTCATGGGAATCGGCTTGTATTTTTTGTTAAGGGAAAGGAGTACACCGTCACCCAGTTTTTTGATGTATCCCAGCCCGTCCATAGTCACCACAACAATGTCCCCCGGCTCTGCCGGTTCAAAGTTCACCAGGGCAATATCACCATCGTGGAACTTTGGCTCCATGCTGTCACCAGAGACTGGGACTGCAAAGGCCGTGCGGCGGATCAGCTCGTTGTCCTGCACCATGTATTCTGTAAATGATTCAGGCCCCAAGTATACTCCCAATCCGGCGGCTGAGGACTGTTCCGAAATCTTCAGCGGAGTCATGTTCGGAAAGTCTATTGTATTGTCTGCCAGTTTATCAGGCTCTTTTTCGGCTGGTGCGCGTTGAGGAAATTTGATAACAGTTTTGACAATAGTCTTTTTGCAAGCTTCTAATGTATAGTTCATGAAATCAAGCACGAGTTGCTTGCCGTGTTCATCCAGCTGTCTGTATTTTTTTACAAGCTCATCCATCTCTTCGGGAGAGGCATTTTCCTCTGTAAGATCAACCATTTCATCCTGAAAAAGATAATTTGCATCACACTGAAGAACCTCGAAAATTTTAAACATAATTTCGATACGTGGCGAACTAATCCCACTTTCATAATTTCCGATAGCACCTTTTGTGATTCCGAGCTTTGCGGCAAGTTCAGGCTGCGTATAACCCAATCTCTTTCGCTGATCGCGTAGCCGGGTAGCGAAACTCATACAATCAACTCCTTCGCTTCTCGTTCTCATTTTACCATTAAAACTTAAAACATCAACCGAAAAGTCTATAAAATTTGAGATTTTATATTGATTTACCATGTTACTTGTGATAATATACAGATAGTCCCAAGTAACATGAGAAACAAGGAGGTGAATTCCTGTGGAATGGAGCGATGTTGTTATCACTAATATTGAAGGAATCATTAAAAAGAAAGGATACCTTCAAAAAACCGTTGCGGCTCGTGCGGGGATTCCTGAAAAGACATTCAGCAATATGTTAAATGGACGGAAACTCATTTTGGCTGAGGATATCCCTCCCATTGCTCAGGCCTTAGGTTGCAAAATTAGCGAGCTTTATACATATCCCAGGAACATAGCATGAACTTCCACCTAGAGCTAAGGAAAAGCAGCTGTCGGAAGGAGCTGAAGCGCCGAACCGGCCGGAGCCTGGACATTCTGGAAGTGCGGCGGCACGAACTGACGGCAGCATGTTCCCCCAAGTGGGCTCCGTGCCGGATTCGGTACTATCCGGGCGTAGGCCGCATCTACGTCACCGGCCCGGCGGGGCAGCACATCGGCTGGGTGGATACGCTGGCGGATGCACTCTATGAACTTGCCGATGCCGATACAAGCCAAGTATTGCCCGGAAACGGGCTTTTAAACGGAAAGGAGCCAATGCAATGAAAAAGTACCAACTGACCGGCCAACCCATCTATGTTGGCGAGATTTACAACCACAACGGTGACCTGTACCGGGTGGAGAGTTTCGATGAAGGGTACACCGAGCCGAAAGTGACGCTACGGCGCATCAAGGACGGGACGATCTTCGATGTAGAGGCCCCGGCTCTGTTCCTAACGCCAACGGGCGTGCAGTTGCTGTGGCCGAGGGAAGTAAACTGTTTCTGCTCCGCGATGGAGCAGGCAGTCTGAAGGAGGGCTTCCCGATGAATGAGTTAAAAGGCAATTTTAAGGCTGCTTACGATGTGTTAAAACGCGCAGAGCGCTGCGTGCTCCTTCGCAGCAAGACGGCAAACCCGTCGCACACCTACGCCGTGGGCGATGTGGACAGCAACGGCCTTGTATTCGGCCTTGTGCTGAAAACAGACCCGGAGGCAGCCGTGCGGGAGTTCCGCACACGGGCTTTCCCGAGCTGGTCGCCCTGGATGCATTCCAGGGCTTGACACGCCCCGAAAAGCACGGAAGATAGAAGCCGAAACGGCCTGCCGGGGCCCTCTGTCGGAATATCGTAGAGACGGCAAAAAAGCCGCTTTACACGCCGTGTTTTTCAAGATGATTCAAACCCAACATTGTTTTTGAGCAAAATCGCCAAAGTAGCAGAATGAAAACAAGCTAAAAACGGGCGTTTTACCGTGACCGAAAGTGTAGATTTCGGAAAATGTTGAAATGTGCCACAATAGTAAAAAGCCGAAACGGCCCGGTGGGCCGTCTGCCGGGACCGGCCGCCCGGTACTGACGATGGCAGGCTAAATAAAAAGCCCGCACAAGGCGGGCGGAAAGGAGTTTGCGATGGAAAAAAAGCTATGGATCAGTGCTGAAGGGAACGTTATGATAGGCGATCAAAGGCTTCCCCGGTGCAAAATCCTTTCGCTTAAAGGCGATAACTCTCGTTCCGAGGCCTATGTCGTCTTTGAAGCGGAAGTGGAGAAGTTGGACATCAAGTTCAGCGCTATTGTTTTAGAGCGTTCCGAACATCGACTTCATGAGCGCGATTGTTGACGGGGCCAGTGTGACGGAACACGCCATGTCAGGTTCTCCAGGATCTTCCCACAGATGCTTGAGACTTGCTAATACTGTCATGAGATCATCTTTAGGAATTTCGGGAAGAAGAGTTGTACGCGCAGCTCTTAAGTTATTAAAGGACGCCGCTTGCTCTGGAGACATTCCCGATTTGATTCTCCGACAGGATTCCTCATATAAACGCCGCAGCACTAACCTTTGAACAGCAACCATGTATATCACCTCCCAATACCAGTATAGCGCATTATAGGAGGAACAACAAGGAGATGACACCATGAATTTCAGCATGATAGATAATGAAGAAGATCGCGCAGGTTTTTTTGACGGGGTGCGTATTCCGTGGCTTTTTGGAGTAGACATTACGGAAATCCGCCCGACAGGATGCGCCAAGGTACGCATCGAGTGCAGGCTGCCGATGTGCGACACAGACGGAAAGGATGAAAATGATGACTTGTCATATTAAAGACACACTGAAAAACCAGTTCGACCTGCTCTCGCAGGCGTCCGGGGCATGTGTAGACGGCGATGAACTCAGCACTCTGACGCACGCAATGCTTCAGGTCTGCGAGTTTCTTGAAAGGATCGAGCGGGATGAGGGCGCGCAGCACAGCCCTGATAAATGCAGCCGCACGGCGCAGATGGATTTCCATGCCGCGGACGGAAAGACAGTGGCCGCCCTGCGCAGAGGCGTGCTGGAACACGGCATTCCCGATGAGCCAATGGTGGACGATGGCGAGGAGCTGCGGCCGTGCTGGCATGGTGGGCCGTTGAATGGCGTGGGCAAGGCGTTTGAGCGGCTGATACGTGACCTTGAAGCGGCGGGCGCGCCGGCAGATTTCTTCCGGGGAAAATGTTATCAGGAAGTTTTGCGTGATATTGCGGATGTGCTTCAAATCGAGAAGCTGGCAAACGAAGCCGCGCGGATGGTTGCAGGCATCGCCGCCGACCGCAGCAAGAGAGATGCTGACGCATGAACGATTACGAGAAGCTGATGCAGGCGGCAGAATTTGTGCGGAAGTATCTGGAAGAGCACTGTGGCCTGAACATAGAGATACGGATATCTCGCGACCGCGTGGATGTTCTGCGCTGCGAGTTCGGCATCCCGTTCAGCCGGACGAAGAAGATGAATAGCCGAAACAGCCCTTCGGGGCTGTCGTGCGGGGGCTGACCGCCCCGTGCCTGATGATGGCAGGTCTGAGGTAGGTGAAGTTTTTTGAACACAATGTTATCTGCACGCGAGGTTTCGGAGCTAACAGGCTGGCCGGTTCGCACGGTACAACATAAGGCACAGACCGGAACACTCCCGGCAGAAAGCGTGATAAACGACCGCAACCGGAAAGAATATCTTTTCTTTCTTGAAAGCCTGCCCCGTTCGGCGCAGGAAGAACATTACGCCCGCCAGCGAGCGGAGCTGGCGGCCCCGGCGGATGCTTCGTCCGCCCCCACAGCCAAAGCGCTTAAACCGTTCGACTGCTACACCGAAGCGGAACGGGAGGAGATCGTGTTCTGGAAGCGGGTGCTGGCGGGCTGGGAAAAATACCGGCAGCGGGGCGGAATGAACGCCGCAGAGCTGGACAAGCGGTTCCTTGCGTATCTGGCGCTTGAGTATCCGGAGCAAAAGCTGAGCATCGCCACGCTGTACCGGAAACGGAAAGCGCTGGCGGAGGGCGACCTGGACGGCCTGGTGGACGGACGGGGCAAGGGCCGCAAGGGCAAGCGCAGCATGGCGGAGCCTGTGTGGACATTTTTCCGCGGCGCGCTGCTGCAGGAAACAAAGCACATGGATATCCGCGAGGCGATGCGGCAGACGGAAGAACACTTCCAGCTGACGGACCCGGACATGCTCCCCCTGCCCTCGTACAGTACGTTCCGGCGCAGGGTGCTGGAGGATATCCCGCCGCAGGTGCTGTGCCTGGGCATCTACGGTGAAAAGGCGCTGAAGGATGAATTTGTCCCGTTCGTGCGCCGTGACTATAACCCCATGAGCAGCAACGAGTGGTGGGTGGCCGACAACCACACCTTCGATGTGCTGACGCTCGGCCCGGACGGGAACAAGCACCGGCTGTACTTAACGGCGTTCATCGACGCGCGCAGCGGTATTTTCACCGGATGGCACGTCACGGAAACGCCCAGCGCATACGCGGTGCTGCTGGCGCTGCGGCGCGGCATCCTGGAACGCGGCATCCCGGAAAACATCCTGACGGACAACGGCAGCGACTTCTGTGCCTGGGACGTAGGAGGGCGCGGGCACCGCAAAAAGAACGCGAAGGCCGAGGCCAACCGCCCGCCCACCATCATGGAGCATCTGGGCATCGGATTCCACACGGCGCTGCCGAAAAACGCACAGGCAAAGCCTGTGGAACGGAAGTTCCTGGACGTAAAAGGCCAGTTCAGCCGCCTGTGGGCGACGTACACGGGCGGCAATGTGACGGAAAAGCCCGAATGCCTGAAAAAGGTGCTGAAAAAAGGCCGTGTGCCCACGGACGCGGAGTTCATCGAGGCGGTCGACACGCTGATCCGCGGATTCTTCAACATGCAGCCGTACAGTGGCCCCGTGGCAGCGGACCGGAAATACATCCGCGAGGACGTATACGCCATGCGGATGGGCGTGCTCCGCAAGCCGGCCACGCCGGAGGACCTGCGCCTGATGATGATGCGCACGACGCGACCGCAGACCGTGGGCCAGCGCGGCGTCAAAATCAAGGTGGGCGGCGTCTATCTTGAGTATTTCACACAGGATTTCCTGTGGGAGTGGCAGAAGAAAAAGGTATATGTGCGGTACGACCCGGACCACCTGGAGACCTGCTGCGTATATGACGCGGAAGAAAAGAAATTCATCTGCGAGCTGCCGCTGGACCAGCGCCTGACAATGGAATGGGGCGCAACGGGCGAAGAAGTGGCGGAGGCCGCGCGGTATGTGCGCCAGTACACCAAGCGCACCAAGGAGGCCACGGAAGCCGCGCGCATGCCGGGTTTGGACCAGCAGGCATTGATGGAAACCCGGCTGGCGGTGGCGCGGCAGCGGATGGACGGATACACACCGCCCAAATCCAAAGCACCGATCCAGCTGGTACGGGCGAAGGAACAGGAAGCACTGCCGCTGCAGGCAGCAGCCAGCGGCGCGGGCGCAGACGTTTTTGTCCTGGCGCGCGCGGCGGAGCGGCGAAACAAAGAAACGGAGGAATGACACAATGGCAAACGAACAGCTTCGGGAACGTTTGGCGCGCTACATCGACCAGTACAAGGACGATAAGGAATCCGGCGTCAATATGGGAACCGTGGGCCTTGCAATGGGCTACAAGAGCGGCGCGGCGGTCGTATCCGCCTATCTGTCGGGGACATACAAGGGGCGCGTGGATACTTTGGAGGCGCGTCTGGAGGAATACTTCCGCAACGTGGAGGCACGGACAGAGCAGGACAGCAAGCTGGCGGACATCCCGATGCCGAAGGAATATGTGAAGCTCTCCATCTCGGAACGTGTGTTCACCAGCATCCGGCTTGCCCATATGCGCGGCAGCATCGTGGCGGTGGTTGGTGATTCCGGTATCGGGAAGACCAAGGCCGCGCTGGAATACAACAGCGTATACCCCAGCTCCAGCTATTACCTTGAGGCGACGCCTGTAAACGGGAATCTGCGGAGCTTCCTGCGGGCGCTGTCCGCGGAAATGGGGCTACCGGACGGCGGGAGCAATCTGGACCTCGAAAACCGCATCAAGGAGCATCTGCTGGGGATGAACAAAGTGCTGATCATTGACGAAGCACAGAACCTGAAGTTCACAACCATGGAAATGCTGAAAAGCTGGAGCGACGGCGACCAGCGCAAAGGGCTGAAGGGCGCGGGGCTGGCGCTGATCGGCAACCCGGACATTGAAAGCCAGATGCAAAGCCCGAAATACGACCGCCACCGCAACCGCAGGGTACACGTTGAAAAATGCTGGCGGAACAGCATCACGAAAGACGATGTGCGGCTCCTGTTCCCCGCGCTGGCGAAAGAGGGGCACGAAAAGGAGTTTGACCTGATGTACGGCATGTGCCGGAGCTGGAGCGCTGTGCGCGGCGCGGTGTATGCATATATCAACGCGGCGGACAGCTGCCGCGAGAGCGGCGTGGAGATGGATTACAACGCTCTGTTCACACAGGCGCAGACCATCAACCCGACGATCGGCGCGGGACGGATTTAAAAACGGGTTACAGGAGGTTTAAGCGGATGTTTAACAGGATGAAAACAGTTGTGATATTCGCGGCCGGAGCCGTGGCGGGGCTGATGCTGGCGGCATGCCTGACGGTGCAGGGTTCCCGTCCCGGCGTATTCGGCGGCGAAGCCCTTATCCTGCCGCTGATGGCGCTGCTGTTGTATGTGGGCTACGAGGCCGGGCGGCTGGCCTCGCTGGCACAGGCGGAGCAGCGGCGGCGCAAGCGCAGAGCCGGGCCACCGTACCGGGTGGAGCAGAAAACCGAATAACGGGGCTATCCAGCCCCGCCGTAATGCAGCCGCGCCGATGGCACGCCGGTCACAAGCCCGGAAAAATGCAGAGTGCGGCAAAGGAGGTGAAACGGGCCGTGACGAAATATGAGTGGTACAAAGCGCACGGGATATGTCCAACGTGTGGCTGCAGAGATGCGGCCCCTGGACGGGTGCAGTGCCCGGAATGTCTCGAAAAAGAGAGGCTGAAAGCAGTGCAGAGACGGAAAAAGGAAAGCCCGGAGCAGAAAGAATACCACAACCGGCACCGCCAGCGAAGAACAGACCTGCTGCACGCCTTCGGCGTCTGCGTAAGATGTCAGCGGCGGGACGCTGCCCCCGGACGCGCACAGTGCGCGTACTGCCTTGCCCGCAGCCGCCGGTACATGCAGTCCCGGTTGAGGGAGAAAGGCGTCATGCCGCGGGACATGCTGGGCTGGCCGGGAATATGCAGCCGATGCGGAAAGCCGACAGATACGCAGGAAGCGCACAAATTGTGCCCCGCATGCCGGGAAGCATCGCAGCGTGCCATGGAAATTGCCCGCAACAGCCGCACGGAAAAGAATTGGTTTGCGCGCACGCACTCGCTCATGGCGCGGCAAGCCATAGGAGGTGGAAACAACGGAAAAGCATGAAGAAAAGGCGTCGGAAATTCTGGCCCGCGCTGCAAAACTGCTGAACGACGCCCCAAAAGTATACGATGCGAATTTCGAGCTGATGAAAGAGCAGGACGCCCTGCAGCAGGATCTGCTGCATAAGCTGGAAATCGAAAATCTTACGCGGGATGAGCGTGCGAAGCTGGCCGCAGAACTGCGTGACTGCCGCAGGCTCCGGCGTAAGTACAAGGACGTTGTGGAGGAGCTGGAGCCCATTGCAGGGTATTACGGCACCGCAGCCGGCATGCAGGCGGTAAAGCAGCTGTCCCGGTTTGTGGGCGAGCTTCGGAAGGTGGAAAACTACCACCAAAACCGGCACTACGTCCCCAGATCCGGGCGTGTCAAAGGAGAAAGTCAGGATGCTGAGTGAACAGGATAAATGCGAGATCCGGAAGTCGTACAGAAACGCGATCGACCCGCGCCAGCAGGTGAAGATCCTGTCACAACTGTATCTGGTGAGCCGGGAGGAAATTCTGGACATACTGGGGCCGCTTTTCAAGTCCGCCCGCCCAAAGCCGAGCCGAAAAGGCCAGCCGAAACGCATCTACGCGCCGAAGTTCAAGGCAGAGGCAATGGAGCGCCTGCGCTCCGGAGAATCTTTCCGGCGGGTGGCTGAGGATATGGGCGTCAATGTACGGACCATGGCTACATGGGCTTATCAGGTACGAAGAAAGGAACGAGAGAAAAATGCCAAACTGTAAGTTTTGCGGCAAGCCCGTAATATCCGCGCGCGTGATGCATGCGCACTGCTGGGAGCAGAAAGTCATGGAGCTGACGGAAACTGTCTGCGACAGCTATTGCCGCTGGCCGCTTGAGTGCCGGAGCTCTGAAGAACTGGAGGAAAATCACTGTAACGACTGCGTGATGATTCAGGCACTCAACCTCGGGCTGTGAGTGTTGGAAAAGGCCCCGCATACGCGGGGCCAAGGCTCTTCACGGGTAAAATATCCGGATAGGCGATTCATCGGGATGCAAACTGTTCCACATTTCGACAATATCCAGCGGCATCAACCGGAACCCCTTTTTAGAAATACATACACCGTTGCCGAGGTCGGCCAGTGCTTTGTAGAGCACCACGACCGCACCGCGTTGCAGTCCGGAGATCCACTGACGGATGACAAGAGCTTGAAGATCGGATACGGCCTGTTGTTTGAGCCAACCTGTTTGCATCGCCGAATCACCATCCCGCTCCACAACACGTCCCATAAGAAGGTCGTAAACAGCCGGGTCAAAGTCCTTCCCGGCATTCCAGTCGTCCACGAGCTTTTCAAGCGTGGTGCGTGTCTGTTCCGGGTCGACGGCATACGCTTCATGGAGTACGCTTTCGCCTGCGCATTCCTCAATCATGGCGCTGAGTTCGTCAACTGTCATGGAATATCCCCTCTTTTCTTTTTCTTTTAGTATACGCTAAATAACGCGCGCTGTCGACCTCGGGCTGTAGAAAAAAGACCGCCCCGCCCGGAGATACGGACCGGACGGGGCGAGGATGTGGAGAATATGAAACGGACGCTTCACAGCTTTTAAGATACCATAGGCGGGGCGGAAAATCAACAAAAACCGACAAAAAAATCAACAAGGAAGTGAAGAAAAAATGACGGTACAGCAATGGCGCAGTCTGCGCCGGAACCGAAGATGCACATACTGCGCACATTCCCATATCGTTTACGGCCGGGATGGGAGCATCTGCTTTTGCCGGGCAAAAGACAAAGCTGTGTATGAGGGCCTGCCCCGCTGGTTCTGCCAAGTATACACACTGGAGGAGGATTCTTGATGAAACAAATGGACATGTCAAAATATCTGCCCTGCACTGCCCGCCTGGTGGGCGGCACACTGTACATACTGGATGGCGAAGGGCGTGTGCAGCGCCGCCTGGACCCGCTGCAAACGGCCATCGAGTGGTTCCAGATGAGCAACGACGCTTTCTATGCGCTGTACGGCGTAAACTGGGTCCCGAAGGAACCGTACTATTCGCAGGCCCGCCGGATGGTACATTCGGGAGGCGGCAGCCATGCGTGAGGCGGCCTGCGGGGACGGTAAAGGGAATACATTCTCGTGGGCGCTTTGGTACGGCGGCGGTCGTGCGGCAAAAAGTACGCACCAGTGGAAGAGGCCAAAGTAAAACGAAAAATGCCGCATCCGGGGCTGTGCCCCGGCCGTAATGCAGCCCCCTGTCCTTTCGGGCCGGGGCCGGTCCCAAGCCCGGAAAATGCAGAGGGCGGAATTTTGAGAAAGGATGTGGATACATATGGCAAGAAAAAAGCTGCACCGGGAGCCTGTGCTGAAGGACTGGGCGGAAGTGAACGACGCGCTGCGCAGCATCCACGAGTACGAGCACGCGCTGACGGAGATGGGCGTGGACATGTCGCGGCGCATCGACGCCGTGAAGGCTGAATACACCAAAAGCGCGGAGCCTTTGCAGAAGCGCGTCAAACAGCTGGAAACGGACGTTCAGGAGTATGTAGAGGCACACCGGGAAGATATGGCCGGAAAAAGCCGACAGCTGACGTTTGGGCGTGTAGGGTTTCGACAGTCCACGCGGTTGATTTTGGCAAATGCGAAGGTCCCGCAGGCCATCGCCACGCTGCTGGCCATGGGCCGCAGGGAGCTTGTAAAAACAGAGCAGAAGCTGGACAAAGAGGCGCTGAAGCAGCAGCCGGAGGAAGTTCTGGAGGCTGTGGGCGCGTATCTGAAAACCACGGATGAATTTTTCTACGACACGGGCGACGCCGTGCCGGAGGAGTAACAAGGGAGGAGGCGGCCGGGATGGGTGCGCTGGATGTAAGCAAGGGAACGGTAAAAAGCATCTATGCTCTGGGTGCAAAGCTGGGGATGGTGGAGCGCGGCGGCGGGCATGCGGACGCGCTGCACGCGCTGGTACAGGGCCTGACCGGCAAAGAAAGTATCACTGCATTGACCCCGGCCGAAGCGCAGGCAGTGCTGGCGGAGCTGCGGCGGCGCAGCGCCCCCGCGGCCGCACCGCAGAAAAAGCGGGCACGGAAGTACGAGGCACTGCCGGGCGGGCTGAGCGAGGGGCAGCAGAAGAAGGTCTGGTACTTGATGTATCAATTGGAAAAATATGATCCCGCGCCGGAGGGCGTACAGCTGCGGGACAGGCTGTGCGGGCTGATCAGCAGACAGTTCGGCGTGACAGCCTTCCCCACCCAGCCGTTCCGGTTTCTGTCATTTTCGCAGGGCAATGCACTGATCGAAGGGCTGAAAAGTCTGGCCGAACGAAAAGAGCTGGAATACCTGCACAGCGACCGATACCGCCGGGAACGGGAGGCGGCCGGGAAATGAGGAATGAACTACTGAACGAGCTGAAGCTGGAAGATCTGCAAGGCGAAGCACGGGAGCTGGCAGAAACCATCGGCATGGATGCTTTCCGGCGGCTGGTGGATGTGTACGGCGGCACCGGCCGGGTGTACATCCCGCAGGCGGACAAGCTCCTTATTCCTATCCGTGACAGACTGATCCGTGATGAGTACAACGGTTCAAACGTCTATGCACTGTGCAAAAAGTGGAATCTGAGCGAGGGATATGTACGCGGAATCGTGCGTGAAAAAACAGAACAGATACGGCGCGCACCACTGGATGGGCAGTGTACGCTGTTCGATGTGTGACTGTTTTGCTGTAAAATCTGAGTGGAACAGTCTTTAAAAGATAAGGTATGATGAACTCACAACGAGGGCATCGTGCCTTATCTTTTTTGTATTTACGGAGGAACCGCAATGACGTTCGACGCCGGGACATGGTGGCTCATAACGATCATCGTGACAACGGTGGTGGGGCTGGTAGGATTTCTGTTCGGGCGCTCGGTGTTCCGGCAGCTGGATGAGAACCGTGCGGACATCAAGCAGGTGCGGGAAAATTACACACCGCGCGACGATCACCAGAAGGACCTGGAACGGCTGCGCACGGCACACCAAAAAGACGTTGAAGCGCTGCGCCGTGAAATGAAGGAAATGCGCACAGAGATGCGCACGGAGATCCGGCAGATGAGCGACGATGTGAAAGACATCAAGGAAAATTGCATCCGGCGCGAGGAATTTGTTTCGCACCAGCTGAAGCTGGAGAACAAGCTGGACCGTCTGATGGAGTTCATGATGAAGCAGGGAGGCAACTGAGATGGACGAAAATGAACTGCGCCGGAAGATGCAGGCCGGCGAGCTTGCGGCCAATAACGGAACTGTGATGCGCACGCTGGCCATCGCGGGCTGCGATTTCAAATTTTTAAAATTGAAGGGCCTGCTGCTGGCGCTGGCGGGCGGCATGGACCGGATGGCGCTGTGCAGCAGCATCAACTACCTGGCGGACAGCGGATACCTGCAGGTACGCTGCATCGAGGACAAGGCCCCGTCCAGCGTTTCGGACGCAGAGCTGGAGGACCTTGAGGTCAAGCTGACGCCGCGCGGCATCCAGCTGCAGCGCTGCGTGAAGAAAGACCCGCTGGTGGATATGTAGGAGGGCTTGAAGATGCGCGGAAAAAACAGGAGCCGCAGCACCATATCACAGCTGCCGCCCGAGGTCCGCGACGTCGTGGATGAGATGGTGAAAGCGACGAACACCTGCACGCTCGCGGATATTCAGAAGTATCTGGCGAGCCTGGACGTCACGCTGAGCCTGCAGGCAATCAGCACCTACAGCAGAAAGCTGCTGGCCTCGCTGGAGGATATCCGTGTGACAAACGAGCGGATGAACGCCATGGTGCGGGAAGCGGCGAAGTATCCGGAGCTGGATTTTTCCGAGGTGATCAACCGGGTGGCGGGGCAGAAGATCCTGGACGCCATCCTGTCGAAGCCGGACGAAGAGTGGAACGATATCGCGCTGGATAAGCTGCTGCGGGAGATGAACGCGCAGACAAAGGCCGTGGCGTACGCCCGCAGACTGGATATTCAGAGCAAGGATGACACGCAGGCCGCCGTGGGCGAGCTGAAGGCGGAGTTCTTCTCAGCCCTCGGCACGGAACATCCGGAGCTGTACCGCCAGCTCATTGCGGCGCTGGAGCGCCGGCAGAAAGGGGCGCAGCGCGGATGAAATGGTACGTCCTTCAGGTCATGACCGGAAGCGAGCGGGACGTATGCACGGCGCTCCGGCGCAAAGGTGTACAGGCTCGCGCTCCGGCCCAGCGGATGGAGATCCGGCGGC